TTAAATAAAAAATCGTTAAGTACAGTTTATAAGAAATTGAAGTATTTGTAAAGTTTAAAAGACATAATAAAATTTCTACAAAGTTAGGAGGGTCAAACCTTGAGTGACAATAAAAAATATTATTATCTAAGAATTAAAGAAAATTTTTATGATACAGAAGATATAAAAATCTTACAAAGCATGGATAATGGGTATTTATACTCAGATATATTAATGAAACTATATTTAAAATCACTTAAAAATGAAGGAAGGTTAATGTTTAAGGAACATATTCCATACAACCCTAAGATGGTTGCTACAGTAACAGGGCATAACATTGCGATAGTAGAAAAGGCTATAAAAGTATTTATAGAGTTAGGATTAATAGAAATATTAGACAATGGAGCTATTTATATGTTAGATATACAAAACTTTATAGGTAAGAGTAGTTCAGAGGGGGATAGAAAAAGAGCCTATAGAAAGAAAATAGAAATGGAAAAACAAAATTTATTACCAAAAGGACAAATGTCTGACGAACGTCCACCAGAGATAGAGTTAGAGAAAGAGATAGAAATAGAGTTAGATATAGAGAAAGATACAGAGTTAGAGAAAAAGAAAAAAAAGAAAGGAAGTAAGAAAGAAGGTACTAAGAAAACTTACAATACAATAATTGATGAATATACAGAAAATGAAGAATTAAAAAATACTATATTAGAATTTATAAAAATGAGGACTCTAATAAAATCTAAAATGACAAATAATGCATTAGACTTAATGCTTAAAAACTTAAATAAATTATCTAATGATGATGATATAAAAATAAAAATATTAGAACAATCAATAATGAACAGTTGGAAAGGTGTATTCCCATTGAAGCAAGAATCCATAAAACAAAATTCAAGTAATACTGATTCAAGCAACCCATTTTTAAATATGTTGAATGGGGGTATGTAGATGATACTAGAAGAAACTATAAAAATATTAAGTATTATAAAGGCAGCATACCCACAATGGGCTAGAGATTTAAAGCCTACGGATGCTAAAACTATGGTCAATTTATGGAGCACTATGTTAGAGGACTATCCATATAACGTAGTACAAATAGCTATTAAAAAGATTATAGCAACTAATAAATTTCCACCTTCAGTTGCGGAAGTAATAGAAGCCATAAATTATATAAAAACAGGTGGACAAGCAGAAATGACAGAGATTGAAGCATGGGGACTAGTTAGAAAAGCTATTAAAAATTCTGCTTATAATGCTGAAGAAGAATTTAATAAGTTGCCTACAAAGATACAACAGGCCATAGGAAGCCACAACATACTCCATAATTGGAGCCAAGAAAGTATTAATGGCATAGAAACTGTTATAGGGTCAAACTTCATGAGAAGTTATAAACAAACAGTAATAAGAAAAAAAGAAGAAAAACAAATACCTACATCAATAAAAAAGATGTTAGGAAGTATAGGCAATAAAATGATTGAGGGGGAAAAATAACTATGTGTAATTGCATGGAGGAATTAAGAGAAAGATTAAAGGAATTACCAAATAAAATGGATGGATGGAATGAAAGAAATATAAAAGAAGTTTTAATAGATAATGGTTGCATTTTATTTGATGTGAAAACTAACCCAGAAAGATTTTATTCACCAGTGAAAATAAAATATGAACAAAAGAATAAAAAAGGTGAATGGAAATTAAAGAAAACTAATGTAAATATACAGTATAAATATTGTCCATTATGTGGGAAGCCATATGAAGGGGGTAAATAAGAATGACAGATATAAAACTATTTGAAAGATGGGTTAAAAATGCTTTAAAGAACACCTTTGTATTCAATCCATATAAAGAATTTTTTATAGTAATGGATGGTTACACAGGATTTAAAATACCTAATAAATTTAGTAGTTACAAGAAAGTAATAAAAAAGCAAACATTCCAAAGTTTAAAAAGTGGATTTTGTGTTAAAAATGGAGAATTAAAAAAGTGGGACAGTTTAAATGCATTGAAACACTTTGATATGGTTAATAAAACAAAGGCTACAATGTTACCTTTCGTATATGAAAAGAGCGATAAAATGCAAATCTTTAAAGCAAATGATGACTTGATATTTATAAATAAAGAGTTATTAAAGAATATAAATATTGAGCATTATGAAATTTATGCTGAAAGTCCTATAACACCTTTAGTATTTAAATCCAAGGACATAACCTATATAACACTTCCAATTAGAATAAATGAGTTTAGATATACCATAAAAGAAAATGAGGAGAACCAAGATGCATTTAATGATTTTAGATAAAGAAGAAACACTTCCACAGGAACTCTTAAAGCTACAGGAAGAATTTAAGGAAGTTAAGCAAGCAATTATAAATGGAGATAAAGAAAACACTACAGAGGAGATATTGGACAATATGCAAGTCCTTATCGGTATGTTGTATACAAAAGTAAAAACTGAAAATATGGATTTAGAGAAAGAAATTAATAAACATAACAGGAAACTGTTAAAAAGAGGATGGGAATTTAAATGTAAGATTGATATAAAAATTAATTCGTAGATTAAAATTTTGATTAAGAGAAAGGAGAAATAAAAAAGATGATAGATATAAATAAAATTGTAAATGATAGTTTAGTTAAATTAGAGGAAGAAAGGTTTGTGGAGGGAGTAGTTCAGAAAAGATTGGAGAAAACAATAACAGAGATAGTAGATGATGTTTTTAGAGAATGGAGTGATTTTGGTAAAAATCTTAAGGAACATATAGAGAAAAATTTAAATATTGATTTAAGCAATTTAGGGATAGAAGGATATAACACAATTGTACTAGCTGCAATTAAAGAACAATTAGACAAAACGATTACTGTTCAAGGTATAGAAAAAATAAAAAAAACAACAGAGGAAATGCTATCAGATGTAAAAGAGGAATACACATTAAGTGAAATAATAGAGGAACTTAAGGGTGAAGATTATAGAGATGAATGGGAATATGATGAAGGTGATAAGATTACTTTAATTATTGAAAATCGTAGTTCTGGATACAAATATATATATTTAAGTGAAGATGAAGATGAAGAAGAATATAGCTGTGATTACCAAATTGATATTAATAAAGAAGGTAAGCCATATAGTATAAAACTAAAAGGCAATGAGATAGATAAGAATAAAATTTTAGGTGGCTTGTATGGATTAGATAAATTGTTATTTAAGATATATGCACATGGTTCAAAAATCATTTTAGATCGTGGGGATGATCCAGAAGAATATGATATATGGTTTAGAGAAGATTATTAAATATTATTACGTAATTTGAAATAATTGTGAAGGAGTGAGAAGGGTGCAAGTCGGAGATATAGTTTATTTTAAAAGTAGAGATGAAGAAAAAATCACACCAGGAATAATAATTAAAGCTAATTCATTAGAGATAATAGTTCAATATGTAGATTTTGAAGAACCACATATTATTAAAGAAAAAGTAAATAAGCCTTTAAAGTATAAAGAAAAAGTATATGTAAATAGGCAGAAAGATATTAGCATATTGGATATAAAGAATAATTTAATAGAATTGTTTTTAGTACATTCTATTAACCCAATAAATTAGGACGTAATTCAAAGATTGAAATTAATGTGACACAAAGGTAGGTGATAAAATGCCAACAACAAAAGAGCTTCAAACATTACAAAGATTAGATTATGAAACGAAAAATAAGAAAACAGATCTTCGAATAAGAGAATGGGTTGAATATTGGGGCGAAAATAACGTAGCTGTTAGTTTTTCGGGGGGGCTTGATAGCAGTGTATTACTTCATAAGGTTAGAAAATTATACCCAAACACTAAAGCAGTATCAATTAAGGCTATAGAGTGTAAAAACAATAAGGAGCTTATATATAAAACTGAAAATGTTGTTATATTGAAACCAATATACAGTATGGTAGATGTTGTTAAAAAATTTGGATACCCAATAATAAGTAAAAAAACAGCCAAATCACTAAGAAGATTGCAAAACCCTACACCAAAAAATTTAAAATCAAGAAATTTAGCCTTAACTGGAATAACATCAGATGGGAGAAAAAGCCCAAGATTTAAACTCCCTGAAAAATGGAAAAAACTTATAGATAGTCCATTTAAAATATCGGAGCAGTGTTGTTATTACATGAAAGAAAAACCAATGCTAGATTATGCTAAAGAAAATAATGTTCATTATTTAATAGGAACTAAAGCAGAGGACAGTCAAACTAGACAAAGCTCTTATCTGGGAACAGGATGTAATAATTTTAAAGATAATGGAAATAGTATGCCTTTAGGTTTCTGGACTCAACAGGATGTTTTAAGATATATGGTTGAAAATAATGTGCCAATGAGCAAAGAATATGGAAGAATTATTAAAGAAGATGAAGTTTACAAGACAACAAAAGCTAATAAGACTGGATGTTTTATATGTGGATTTGGTGTGCACATGGAAAAACAGCCTAATAGGTTTCAAAGGATGGAAGATGAAAATCCACAACTATATGATTTTGCTATAAATAAATTAGGATATGGACCATTATTAGAATTTTTAGATATACCTTATAAGATAGATCAAATACCTGAAAGAATAAATTTTGGAGAACAAATATCATTTTTAGGTAGTGTTAGACCACAAAAAGAAAAGATAAATCTTGTATATAAAGATCAATTTGATAGAAAAGCAAAGCATCATAAGTTTATTACGGAATCAGATATGGAAAGATTTATATCTAATAATAAAATTCAAGTTGTAGGGTGGAGTTAAGACACAATTCAACTAATTTGTGAAGGAGTGAATGAAGATGATGAAAGCAACCCCAAAATTTGATAAAGAATTTAAGAAATGGGTAATTGATATTGAAACAGAAGATGAAGAAGTAATTCCAGTAGGGCATACAATAGAAGAGTCTATCGGGTTATTTGAAATATCTAAATGGGATACTAAAGAACAGGCAGAAAAATGGATTAAAGCAAGACCAGAAAAATTTTATATTTAAAGGAGAATAGCAAATGGTAGATGTAAAAGCTTTAAAAATGTGGAGTATAAGTATATCAATGCTAGGTGGAAAATCACCAAAAATAAAATATTTATGTGGAAAGTGTGGATCATATAATACGACTAGAATATCACTAGATGCAGTAAATGCAGGAAACCCTTATGTAGTATGTGCATATTGTGGGGAAATCAATAATACTAAACTAACATTAGGATAGTTGATAATTTAAAAGGAGTGAAATATATGGAATATATAAAAGAAGTTAATATAAATGAGGCAGTAGTTCATATATTGGACAACAATAGTGAGGAGCCAGTATTAAATGAATATAAATTAAGATTGGATGATGAATGTTATAAATATATATTAAAACTTATAGATAAATGTTTAAAGGATGAATGTTTAAGATATGCAAAATTTAATGAAGGGGAAAATATAATAAAGGAAATTTCACAGGAATATTTAAATGGCAAAAATGATTTATTAGATGTTTCTAAGGAATTGGCTAGACAACTTTTTATATTAATGAAAGGTAATGATAATATATCATCCTGTGACTTGATGATAGTTTCTATATCAACAGAATATGGTCCAATGTTAGCTATATTAAAAATGGATTATGTTAAAAATTATATTCACGTAGTGGATATGGTAGAGGATAAAGTAGGTATAGATATAGTCCCAGAGTTTACAGGATTACCTGCCAGTGCTCAAAAGATACAAAAGTGTGCATTTATAAAGCCTATAAGAGAAAATCAAGAATTTAATTTAATGGTCATAGATAAGCAGAAAAAAAATAAAACTAGTGAGGAATATGGATCAAATTATTTTATAACTAAATACTTAGGTTGTAAGGTAGTAGAGAATGAAAGAGATTCTACAAAAGCATTTGTACAAGCTACGGAAAAGTGGTCTAAAACCAATTTGAATGAAGATGCAGCAACATCAGAAAAAATAATAAGAACAGTAGGAAAACTCTTAAAAGAAAAAGATATTATAGACATAGAAGAAGTTTCTAATGATATATTTGGGGAAAATTCAGATGCTAAATTAAATTACGAGGGATTTATTGCAAAACAGGGTATAAAAGAAAAAATAGATGTAGATAAAGAATGGGTAGATAAGAAATTTAAAAGAATAAGATTAAAGATAGATAGAGACATAGATTTGTATATAGATAAAGAATCCTATCATGATGATTCAAGGTTTGAGGTAAAAAGAGTAGGGGATGGATCAGTAAATATAGTAATTAAAAATGTTTATAATTATATGCAAAAGATAAGTGGAAAATAATAATATAAATTAAAACTAAATAGGTGTAAGGATTAAAATGTATATTCTTGCACCTTAACTGTATTAGTATATTAGAACTGTATAACATTAAGAAGGGGTGTTATAAGTGGCTAAAAAACAAGAAAATGTCTTGATTGATGGACAGGTAAGTATTTGGGAAATAAATAAGACAATTAAGAAAGGCAATGATAAACCAGTTATAAAATTAGAAAATAAAAAAATAAAAATAGACAATATGGATCAAACAAAAATAATAGCAAAATATAAAACATATGAGAATCTAAATAGAATAATAGGATATGTTGGTGGAGCTTTAGGGATAGAAGTTAAGTATAAAGATAGATTTGAAACAATTTATGTAAATAAAAAAGGTGAAGAAGAATTTGTAATTAAGAAGAAATCAAGTGTTCTGCCTTGGGATAAGATTATTTATTTTAGAGAAGATTTAGAAATAAATAATATACAGAAAGAAAAAATAAAGAAAATAAAAGGACAGGCTCTAAAAAGACCAGGAGACGAAAATATAATTTTTAATCAGGGCAATAAAGTAATAAGTGTAATAGAAAATGGCTGGATATTGGAATATGACAACATAAGGATAGTAGATATAGAAAAGTACAAAAAAATAAATGCAAATAGTATAAATCAAGATCTTAGAAAAACTTTAAAGCTAGGTAATATAGTTGAAACAGAATATAAAGATGACATTATACAGGGAAAAGTAGTCCACATTTATAATAATGGATATACTTGCAACATAATTGAGGGAAATAGATATATACCTATTCCTATATGTGGAATTAGGCAGGTGATAGCTTGAGTTGGATAGATGAAATATTAGATAGAGCATTAGAGAATGTTAAAAAGGATTTAAAAGAAAAAGACAAGCCTTTAAAAAGATATAAAAAAAGAGTTAAGAATAGAAACATCTTGTATAAGAAAAGGATGAAACTAGGTAGGGTAAAAAGAAAAGTAAGAGGTGGTAATCGTGGAGGAAAATAAAAAAAGATTCATGGATTATGCAAATTTAAGATTAAAGCAAAAAGAATATAAGAAAAGATTATTATATTCAGATATTGCAGATTTAAGGATTAAGAGTATTGAGAAATCAAGAAATAGAAAAAATGGTCAGTTCTAGGAGGGAGCATTGTGTTAAATAAAATATTAGGAGCTATTGCAATATTAACTTTTATATGGTTAGTGGCATTTAAAAAGATAGATAAAGAAGAAAATTCAATGTGCAAATTTAATTGTGAATATTGTGGTGAGAATGATGTTTGTGTCATAAAGAAAGGAGCAACAAAGAGCTATGATGAATAAAAAAATTTATGAGAGATATAAAAAAAGTGTAGAGAATGATTTAAGAAATTATCCATATTGGTTGTTGGCCATAGAAACTCCAGGTCTAGGTTCTCCAAATAGGTGGGGACAAATAAAGCAGAATGGATACTCTCATACAAGTACTGTAGAAGAAGATATGTTAAGGGACATGGAAAAGAGTTGGAAAGTTGATGTAATAACTAAAGTATTAGGACAGTTAGATCCTAAAAGTAAAAAAATAATTGAAGAGTGGTATTTTAGAGATATTATGACAAGAGAAGAAATACAAGTGAGCTTAAATTTAGATAAAAATAAGTTTTATTACTATAGGAATAGGACTTTAAAAAAATTTATGGCAGCTTTAAATTATATTTAATAAATAAAAAGTTAGAAAAAATCAAGAAAAATTAAAGAAAAAATTAATGCAACAAAGGGAAAGGTAATATATCATATGATATAAGGGTTAAAAGCCCACGCAGGGAACTTATCGTACAGTAAGGCAACTGCGAAAATAAAAAAATAAACATATTGTGTATGTACTAAA